GCTACACCACGGATTTAGAGGCCTTTACCCCGCACCATGGACCCGGGAACGTTGCCGAGCGGGTTGGGCGGAGTATAGAGGATAAGAACTCTTCATTGAGTTTTTCCGAGGAAGTGATTAACCGTTATTTCCGAGGGAGCTATTCTCTGTACCCGGACTTTCAGGGTTATTATGATACTGTTGTCAGGCCAGCTGAGCTGACCTTTGTCGCGAAGAGCTTTAAGTCCATGCGTACCATTTGCATGGAACCTGCTGGTAATATGTACGCCCAACAAGGTGTGCGTGACCAGTTGTACAGGTTCTTCAAAACTTCGCGGGTGGGCGAGTTCTGCACACTCGAGGATCAGACCTCTAACCAGCGAGCCGCTAAACACGGTTCGGCTACCCGGCTAGTTGATACAATCGACCTGTCGGCCGCATCTGATTCTGTCTCGTGGCGTTTAGTCAAGAGTGTCTTCCAAGACCCCCTGTTGGCTGATCTTGCTGCTACACGCTCCTCCATCGTTCATTATAAAGGGTTTCTCTTTGATCAAGAGAAATTCAGTCCGATGGGCAGTGCATTGTGTTTCCCAACGCAGTGTATTCTGTTTTTAGCGATCACTATCGTTACAGGCCTGACACAGTCCTTGGGACTGGAGATGGATAGCGATTTACTCCCGGATGTTCCCATTGGGGTTCTGTTCACACAGAGCTTCGACAGGCGTCGAAGGGGTGGTCGGTATTCATTTCCTACGATTTACGGCGACGACATATGCTTAGACTATAGGCTAACGTCTAACGCCATGCGCAACCTTGGAATCATGGGATTCTTGGTGAACGTCGATAAGTCCTTTACGGGACCCGACACTTTCCGTGAGTCTTGCGGGGAGTTCTACAGTCGTGGACACGACGTGTCCATGCTGAAGTACCGAGGTGGTATTCCAAGCGACGGCAGACTTAGTATCGCTCAGCTAGCTGGCTTCATCGACCAGGCGAACAGAGCACACGATTTCGGGTACATGAATTTGCGGCGTTACTACATACAGCTCACGCTGTACTGCGACGTCGTAGGTCTAGCACCCCAGACCTGTGGCAGGA